TGCCCCAGTAATGCGGTAGATTACAAAGGTCGCTTTCGAGCGGCCTTTTTTATTACTTGAGGGTTTGCAAATGTCACTTTACGCCGCATACAAAACTGATTCTTCCCGTGAAAACCAAGGTGCCCGCATTGTCAAAGGTTCTAACGCAGACGGCACCGAAATTGCTTTCTTGGTAGGTCGTGCTGGTAAATCTAACACCGCTTACAAGCTGGCAAGCGAACGCGCTTTTAAGTCACACCGTGCGGCTATCAAGGGTGGTAATTTACCGGAAGCTGTAGCGGAAAACCTTTTGCTCGATCTTTTTTGTGGGCATGTCCTGAAAGGTTGGGAAAATGTTTACGCCGAGGATGGTTCGCCACTGACATTCAACGAAATTAATGCTAAAAAGCTGATGACTGATCTTCCTGATTTGTATCAGGAACTTAGCGAAGCTGCCAATGAAATGGCTAACTTTTTGGATTCGAATCGCGAAGCTTCCGCAAAAAACTAAGCGACGTTCTTTTGTACGTTTTGACGCATGGGACCAGCGAAGAAACGATTCTAAAACAAGCGAAAATGGGTGGTCAACCGATACCCGATTTCATAAAAAATAAGCCTGAACTTGACGTTGGATTAGACGTTTATTTACAGGCTTATTTTGATTTATATAGCGAGAGAACGCACTCATTCGGCCCCGCTGGTATTCCAACTACGTCAATGCTGCTTTACGCTTCGGCGTTTAACTTCGATGACGAACAGACCGACGATTTGGTTTATTTTCTTCGAAAGATGGACGCGGAAAATTTGAAGCGTGTTGGTAAGCTTCAAAAGAAACCGGGTGATAAATGAATCTTATCGAATTTGCAAATCGCATGAAGTCGCTGGCGGATTCTTTGCCAGCGATTGCCAATGATATCGCCAAAGCTTACGTTGCCGAACTAGCCGCAGACCTTGCGGACTCCACACCGGTTGACACTTCAACCGCCCTTTCAAACTGGCAAGTTTCCATTAATACCCCAGCCCGCGACTTTATCAATGCCCACAATTACGGTGCATTCGGTTCAACAGCGTTTATTAGTATTGTGGACACTTATCAATTAGCTAAAATTGCCGCTGAACCCGGTATGCCTGGGCAATCTTACTGGCTATCGAACAACACCCCGTATATCATCGATCTTAACCAAGGCACAAGCCGACAGGCGCCCGCGATGTTTATACAAAAAACAATCGCGCTTTCTATTAAGAAGATTCAACCGATTGCGAAGCGGGTGATTAATGACTACCGAAAACGTTGATATTCAGGTACAGGGTTCAGTCAAACCCGGTATAGAAGCTAACTTGCGCGGAATCGCAACAGCCGCAACAGAAAGTTATAGCGCACTTGAACGCCTTCAAAAGATGTTGAAAAGCTTAGACGGTGGTGGAGTTTCTGCAATTGAATCTTCAATGAAAAGCGCAACCGCCGAAATCCAAAAGCAAACCCGTGCTTTGAATGATGCTGCTGCAAGTTCTCGTATGCAGGCCGCTAACTTGCGCGTGTTGCAACAACAAACTGATAAAAATACGTCTTCCCAACAAGCCGCCGCTAGTGCGACTTCGAATGCTAGCGACCGTCTGTTACAGCTTGCTAAAAGTGGTATGGCTGCTGCACAGGCCCAACGCGATCAAAATACGACTCTTTTTGATGCGGCCCGCGCACAACAAAACGTAACCGTAGAAGTGCAACGTAAAGTTCAGTTTACACAAGAAGAAATTCGAGCCTTGCAAGATGCTACACGCGCCGCACGCGATAAGCTAAACGCTGACCGTGCGATGGTAAGCGCTCAAACAGAAGTCATTTCAGCACAACAAAGAACTATTGTGGGCTGGCAAGATTACGGAAACGGATTAAATAAAGTTGGTCAAACTTCGGTATTGGCAAGGCACCAAATGGTTAACTTGGGGTATCAGCTTAATGACGTAGCTGTTTCCTTAGCCGGTGGTCAAAACCCGTTAATGGTGTTCGTTCAGCAAGGCTCTCAAATCGCGGGCATTGCTTCGCAGGCTGGCGTTAGCCTGGGGCGTATGGCGTTGGCGGCTGCTGCATTGGTTGCACCGTTCTTGCCCCTGGCCGCCGCCGTAGGCGCTTTGGCGGTCGGGCTTAAAGTTATGTCTGTTGAACTTACTAAAAGTTCGCAAATCGAAAAGTTTTCTAAAGACTTAGGTTTGAGTTTACAGCAGATAAAGAAAATGAACGGCGACGTTGTTACGATGACCGACGTTTTCAAAGCATTTTTCACCACTATTGGCCAAATGAGCGGACTTGATAAAAATACAAAGTCATTCTTTGATAAATTGAAAACGCAATACAAAGACTTCGTAAATACTACTATTCAGGAATTCAATATGATCGGTGCGGCCAGTGATGGTATCGCGGCTGTATTTTTGAATGCCTGGAAAAAACTTCCCGCTGGATTTCGGGATATCTTTGTAGTCCTTTACAATAACGCTGCTAAGATTTTAGAAGCCTTGGTTAACGTTACCATCGCAGGTGTTAATCAGATTACATCGGCTTTGAACAAAGTAAGTAATCTTAAAATTCCAGAAATTGCGGCAATACCATTTGCTCGAATGGACCCAAGCAAACCGGCCGAAGAAGGCAAAAGCGCCGCCGAAGCTTACGCAGACGCTTACAAAAGTTCTATGGAAATCCGAACTAAACAGTTCGACGACTTCTATAAAAAGTGGCAAGAAAATTCTGTAAAAGGCGCAAAAGATCGAATTAAAAAAGCCTTTGAATTAGCAGGCGGTGATAAAGCCGGTGAATCCCGCGCACTAGCTTTGACTAAAATTAATTTGCAGTTGGATAATCAAATTCAACGCATGCGAGAATTGAAACCAATTCGCGAACAACAACAACAGTTTGACGCAATTGAGGAACAACTGGCGGGCAGAAAAATTACTTTGAATGCTGCCGAAGCGGCTTCGATTAAACAAAAGATTGCGGCTGTTCAATTACAAAAACAAGTTACACAAGAAATGGATAAGATTTACGAAGAAATTCAAGGCCCGTCTGACGAATATGCGGCGAATCTTTCGGCAATCGATTTATTACTGAAATCCGGCTTTTTAAGTCAAGCGCAGTACAACGCCAAACTTGATCAAGCTGTTGAAAAGTTTAATCAGTCGATTGACCCACTTAGAAAGTATCGTCAAGAAATTGAATTTCAACAATCCACACTTGGTAAAAGTGCTAATCAAATTGAAATAATGACACAACGTCGCCAAATCGAACAAGAAGCTTTGCGTAATGGCACGGCCTTGCGGAAAAGTGACGTTGATGCATTAATGAAACAAGCCGAAGCCGCGCAATATGCGCAAGGTGTGCAACAACAGTATAGTCAAATTTATTCAGAGAACGCTGGTCAATTAGAACAGCTTCGACAAAAACAAGATGCGTTGACGTTAGCACAACAAAACGGTGTTATAAGCGGAACAGCATATCAGAACCAAATGGTTCAGTTGGGTTTGCAAGCCGCGCAACTTCGTGTCGCAATGGATCAAGCTTTGCCCGGTGATGCATTTAACGCGACATTTACGCAGTTGTTAAGTGGTTACCAAAACATCATGACGGGTATCACAACGTCATTAGGTACTATGTTTAACAGTGTTGCTGACGGGTTTGCAAATGCTCTTGCTGGCGCTTTGATGGGAACAGAAAATCTAGGCGAAGCGATGAAAACTGTTGCGCGCCAAGCTGTTTCGCAATTGATTTCCGGGTTAATCAAACTTGGTATTCAGTACGTTATAAACGCAGCATTGGCACAAACTCTAGGCGCCGCGTCTACTGGTGCCAGCGTAGTCGAAGCGGGGATCGTGGCGACAGCCTGGGCGCCCGCTGCTGCCTTGGCATCGTTGGCGACCTTGGGCACTAACTCAGGTCCAGCCGTCGCAGGTATGGGCGCCACGATCATTGCAGCCAAGTCCTTTGCGGCACTCGGTGGTGCGGGTTTTATGAATGGTGGTTATACTGGTGACGGGGCTGTTGATAAAGTCGCTGGTATTGTTCATGCCGGTGAATACGTAATGCGTGCGGACACTGTTTCCCGTGTGGGTTTGGGCGCAATGGATGCAATCCAAAACGGAACACCTATTTCAACTAACAATGTCGCCACTTCGTCCAGTGCCCAATCTGCAAAACAAACAGCTACAACACAGCAAAAACCAGCAACTATTTATGTTAGTTTCGTTGAAGACGCCAGTAAAGCCGGTCAAGTTGAACAGCGTCAAGAAAACGGAAACGATTACATTACTGGATTTGTTTCTAACATTCGCGAACAAGGTGAAGCCGCCGAAGTTCTAGAAAGAGCGTACGGTTTAAAGAGGCAAGGACAATGAAAGTTTTTCCAATCGAATTGCCCCGTCCGCAACCAGACGACTATGAAATTGAAGAAGTAAACAACATCGTGCGTACGCCCATGCAATCTGGCAGGGCTGTACAGCGGGAAGAATGGAAAGAAGTTCCCGAACTTTTGAATATGTCATTTATAATGACACACGTTCAAACAAGGCTGTTTGATAGTTTTTATGACCTAGTTGGGTCAGATTGGTTTTTATTTCCAGTCTACGGCCCGACCGGTTATGATGAACAAAAGCAATGCAGGTTTACAAAAAAACCTGCAACTAAAAAGCCAATAGGCGTAACCCATTGGCGTTTTCCATGTCAGCTTGAGGTTCGTCAGGAAACAAATTTGCCCACAGATTGGGCCGATTTGCTACCAAGCTTTATTTTGCATCCAGACATTTTTGATTCCGCTATTAACATAGAGAAACCAAGAGCATGACAACTCACAATACAGGAAACGCGGTTCCTTCCGTCGAAGTTAAAGACCTTTTCGATAACTGCGAAACCGAAGACGAATTTTGCAATGGTGATGCGAACACAACCATTACACGAATTGGGAAAGTTATTAAAACAATGGCGGGTATGAACGCCGACTTTAATGACTTTCTAATTAATAGCGGTTTTGAATCAGTACATCTGATTTATACGGTTGGTGTTCCTCTCACCGTCAACCGACCAACCCAACTTATCGACTATAACGGTTCTGTCTACCGGGTAAAATTGCCGTCTTCATTCCCTGTTAATTTGACCGGTGTGTGGGCTACAGATGCGCCTAAGCTTTTAGATGTTGGTGATCAATCACTACGGTTGCTGCTGGCGCTGTCTTCGGGTGCTGGTTTGGTTGGGTTTACCGAGTTATCAACATATCCGGCCAACACAGTCGGCGCTATGTTGAAATACTTGAATGCTCCCGGTATTGATAAGGAACAGCGTAGCTTTTCGGACCTTGACCTATTGCCGAACCTGGGTGATACCAAGACTCTTGACGCGGCCATTCGCAAAGGTGTGGTTCGGATTGCATTGGCTGCTGACTCAATCGGCCAGGGGGATGCAGATAGCCTTTACGATAACAGTTCGTTCGCAATTGTTATGCGCCGCCTTCGTGAACAAAACCCAGCGGTAACGTTTGTTTTTGCGAACTTTAGCATCGCGGGCCTTGGTATTCCGTCATTTTCAAACCCGAACTATAAAGGTCAAACGCCACCGGCTGATCCTTTCACTGGCTTTTACCGTGCTGCTGGTGACGAACTCACTTGTCAATGGCCCGGTGGTTCGGTAGTTGGTAAATCATGGATTGACCACATTAAGGATTGGACGCCTGATTTAGTTTGTGTTGCATTCGGCGCAAATGATATTGCGTGGACGGGTCCACAACTTGAAACGTATAGCAAGACAGCAATCGATGCTATGTTGGGTTGGGCTAAACCGCCATCCATTGCTTGGGGTTCTGCTGCTAAACCTGCAATAGTATCGGATTATAGTGAACAGGTTCAACTTGCCGCCAACGTTGCACGTTCAGTTGCCCGCGAACGTAATTTGACCCTGATGGACTTCAACCGCCTGCACAACGTGCGCCGGTTCGGTGTTGATGTTGATGACCTTCTTTACTTGCGCGAAGATGCATTTACGGGCTTCCCCACAGGTTGGACACTTGATCCAGGCACCACGTTTGCTCTAAGCACTGTCACACCCGGTGCGATTGAAGGTCAGGGCACAGCAACGCGCAACAGGCTTTCACAAAACTTCAACCTCAAAGCCACTTGTGTTGCAACTAATTGGGCAACCACTACATGCGGTTTGTATTATCGCGACCTTGGCACCAATGACGGTACAGGTCAGGCCCGGTACGCGGTGTTCGTAAGTGCTACGGCTTTGTCTTTATACTGGCGCGGTGCAATGCTCGGTTCGTTCTCGTTTTCATCCATTCCAAATGGAACGGCTGTGACAATTCAAGTGGATGTTCGTGGCGCTCGCCACCGTGTTTACTTGAACGGTGTAAAACGAATAGATGTTTGGAACTACGGTAATGTCATGCAGGGCAAGCACGGTGTTACCGCCGTTGGTGGCTTCGCGGCTATCTATGCTTTTGAAGCGCATTTGGGTAACAAATACCCAGTAGGTCGCGAACAACTCACAGATAAAGATATCTATGGTGTTAACGATTTTTACACTAATCAAGATTCAGTAGGCGGTAACGCAAATAACCACTTTACCAAACTTGGTAACAAAGTGATTATGGCTGCTGGTTATTTTCCATTGATGCACCATATCCGAATGATCAGACCGGAAATGGTTAATTACAACGCTTCTATAGGTCTTTCGGCACCGCAAGCCATTGCAACAGGTGGTGCAACTAACATCGCTTGGACCCTTGAATATTACGATGATTACAATATGCATGCGGCGGGTTCGGCGGTTCTTATCGCACCCGTTCCGGGTAAGTATCTGGTAACCGCAAGCCTATACTGGGCGGCAACTACTACCGGAATTCGAAGCATGCTCGTTGTTAAAAACGACGCGGTTGAAGTTGCGGGCGCCACACAGTCGGCAACAGCGAGCGGTCGTGTTCGCCAAAACGTCACCATCGAATTGCTTTTGGCGGCTGGTGAAACTATCGGTGTTCGGGGATACCAAGACGGCGCTTCGTTGCTGAACGTCGATTCTGACGGTTCCCGGCTGTCTATGCGTTTAATGCCGAACTAAAAATCGGCATTTTTAGTAGAATGATTGCAAGTGTCTTATACAATTTGTTAAGACACGCCAATTTAATTATTTTCATATGGTATTTATTAAATGTCGCAATTGGCCGAAGTTTACACAGGTCTGCGAATTCCAATAATTCGTTGCCTTGAAATAATTTGTCCGGCTTGGGCGAATTCTGTTTTTATTTGCAATGGTTTTCGGGACCAAGTTTTAAGAACAGAAGACGGTCGAACTTTAGTATTTACCGCTGTGAACTTTGATATTCAATTAGCTAAAAAAAATAACAAAGGTAATCAGACTTTAGCTTTTGCGCTAGATAACACAACTGGGGAAGTTCAGCGTAAAGTTGATCAAGCCTTAGCGGCTGATCAAGAAGTAACAGTTATTTACCGAACCTATTTATCCAATAACCTTTTGGCCCCTGCTGAAACCGCCTATTTTCTAACGGTGCAAGGGGGTACACTCCAAGGCAACGTTGCAACATTGCAGTGTGGTTATTTTGATTTGATAGCGATATCATGGCCCCGTAATTTATATAATCTTAACGATTACCATGCATTGGCGTATTTGACATGAAATGGATAAATAATTATTTAAGATGCATGTATCTTGACGGTGGACGTGGTCCGAATGCTTATGACTGTTGGGGTTTAGTTAGACACGTTCGTCATTTCGAAATGGGTTTTATTTTATTGCCTTCTTACGGCCAACTTAGAAATGATAATCCTAAACTATTCACACGGGCTTACACAGAACAATCGCATTTGATGGTTGAATGTGAACCAGAACACGGCGCAATTGCAGCGGTATTAATGGGCAAAATTTGTGTTCACGTTGCGATAGTTTTGGAAATATCAGGTAGATTGATGATATTAGAAATCAATCCCGAACGTGGCGCCCGCTACCTAAGCTTATCCGATTGGCGCCGCGAACATGTAAATGTTACTTACCATAGAGATAAAAAATGATTCGTATATGGGCAAATAAGCTTTCAGTTTGTATACCGGAATGCCTGAATATAGAAAAAGGCATGACTCTTTTCGATTGGTTTGTATCGGACGGTATGCCCGAAGACTGTGATATCGAAAGCATGCCCATTAGCGTATGGATCGAAGGTAATCAAATTTTACCTAATAGCTATCGTTCCACTGTTATACATCCCGCTATAGATGTTGATATCTATAGAGAACCAAAAGGGACTGACCCATTTTCGATAACGTTTGCTTTGATTTTTGGTGCCAAAGCGATTATGACGGCGCTAATGCCGAAAATGCCAAGTGTTAACAGTGGTGCTGGCCGTGGTCAAGGCAAAGACTTAGACGAAGCTTCGTCTAAAGGAAACCGAATAAAAATAAACGATGTTATCCCGGAACTCGCTGGGTTTAATTTGCGATATCCTGACGTAATCGGCCAGCCACGTAGGTCATTTAGAGCGCCCCGCGAACAATGGGTTGAAATGCTTCTTTGTGTGGGCATAGGTAAATTTCAGATTGATGCAGCAAAAATAAAAACCGGTATTACCCCGCTTGCTGCTTTGGGTTCAGATGCATACGCTAGAGTTTACGGGCCAGGGGAAGACCTTAGCGCCGAAAGTGCGCATCTTATGTGGTATTTGGCACCGGAAGTCAGTTCAACTTCAAACGGCGCTTCTGGTTTGGAATTGACAGTATCCACCACGTTAACAGTATCGGTTTCAGCTTCTGTTTTTTATTATAACGATAAAATTTTAAGCATTCCCACAGGCGGTGGTAGTTTCCCGCTTGATTGGTCAGCCGGTTTGATTATTAACGTGGCCGACCCGTATGTCTATACAGTGTCTGACGGCACTGGCACGGGCGGGCGAGACGTAATCACAGGCGGAAACATTGCAAAGTTAGGTTTTTCAGTTGGTGATTTAATTGAAATCCAGGGTTCAAACTCAGGTTTTTACGAAGTGTTCAGTTATTCTTCAACTGAATTGCAACTGAACTACGCGGGTGGTGCGGCGGCTACAGGTTTAGCTGTTGGTGCTATAACCATGTCAATTGGGTTCAGGGGTTTACGTTACAAAATAATTACTTTTGGCGAACAAGCTCTTTTGTTAGACCGATTAAAATCAAATGGCAGTGTCGATAGTTCTTGGGCCGGTTGGACTTCTAATTCTTCTAACGCCGGTCGTGCAAAATTGGATAACTCTAATTTGCAATCAAGCTATAGAGGGCCGTTCCCTGCATCGCCTGATAGTGAAAAAGTTACAGCTATCGAATACGATGTTTTTTTTCCTGCTGGTTTGGTTTTCTTTAATGATAAAAGTGTGCCTGTGCCGTTAGAAGCTACGCACGTTTTTGAATATAGGGATGCTGATTTAAACGGCGATTGGACCGTTGTTTCGACTACTTTGTCAGATTCGAGTTTGAACGCAAAAGGTTATACTTACAGAATTAACTTACCCTACCCTATGCGCGCCGAAGCTAGAATTAAAAGACTGCCTTCCATAATTATCGACGATACGAAAAAATCTGACACTATGCTTTGGTATGGTCTTAGAGGTTTGTCTCAATTTTCTAAAACCAGTTACCCCGGTGTTACTATGATTGCAATATACATCAGG